CGAAATCCAATCACAAACGCAGATAAGATCAGGGCAATGTCAGATGAAGAGCTGGCTGACTGGTTCAGTAAAATTCAAAACGATATTGCTGACTACTATGACAGAGATCACGCATTTGCCCCAGAATTGCCAACGCTGAAAGATAGCTGGCTTGACTGGCTGAACAAGGAGTGTGAGTAATGAGTGACTATAAATCATGCGACAACTGTGGCTTTCGTCTTTGCCCTTGGGTTTTTTTCGATGGCACTTGCCCAACATGGAAACCGTTGCCGTGTCCAAATTGCGGTGGCCCATTGTCAACAATCCGGGAATACAATGGCAAGAAATATCGGCATTGCTATGCGTGCCATTTTGAGTTTGAGGAGAAGGAATATGGTTGATACCGTCATCATTGAGCCAGTAAAGCGCAGCAGAGAAGACCATAGCCAGTACGGTTATCGTGTATTTCTCGATGGCAATAACGTATCCCCTTTTGTTAATCATCTTATCATCGAAATGGAACCAAACGCATTACCACAGCTTACACTAACAATTCCATTCAGGAGATGCGCGATGAAAGGCCCGATTGGGCTACAGTTTGAGGAGGACGATTCAGAATGAAGCGGTACATTATCAAGACAGTTGATGGGAACCGATACGAAACGGACGAAATGCCACTGAGAACAGAAAAGGCCGGTATCGATTGGCTTTATTTTTCCGTCAAGGATGGAGTCGGAACTAAATTTATCAACATCGCAAATATCGTGAGTCTTACCGAATTGGAGGTGGAAGGATGAGCGAAATCTTAGATTCAGGTGATCGGACGGTCTTCGTGAGCGGCGCAGAAAGGGACATGCACGAAGGGAAGGGCGATATGGTTTCCATCCCTTGGGAGGCGATCCTGAGACTGTCGAGGCACTATGAGAATGGTGCTAAAAAGTACAAGCGGTGGAACTATCGCAAGGGAATCAACCTCTCCAGCTACATCGATTCTGCTTGCCGTCACCTTGCCAAATACCAGTGTGGATGTGATGAGGAAGACCATCTGTCGGCTGCGGCATTCAATATTCTTGGTGCAATGCTCGTTGAGGAGATACAGCCGGAGTTGATTGATCTTCCAATGAGAGAAGGCAAAAACAGATTCTGTTATTTCGAAAAGAATGATGCCGAATCGTAGACTGTGCTGACAAGATCAAATCTGCGCTGCCGATGCAGACTGTAGCCGAATACTATGGATTCACAGTCGATCACAGAACAAACAAGATGCTTTGCCCATTCCATAATGATTTAAACGCTTCGCTTGTCGTCTACCCGGGCGGCAGAGGGTATTACTGCTACTCATGCAACGCTGGAGGTGACGTAATCGACTTCGTGATGCGGCTGTTCAATCTTGGTTTCCGTGAGGCCTGTCAGAAGCTCGATGAAGATTTCCACTTGGGGCTTGGATTGAACGAGCAGAAGAGTGAAGAGGATCGCAAACAGGCAGAGCGAGAATATCGCCTCCTGATGGAACGGAAAGAAGCCAGACGCAGAGAACATGAACGTCTGCTGTGCCAGTACGACATTGCGTATAACCGCTTCACGTTTCTGGACATTCTGAAGATGAGGAACAGGCCGACAAGACCGGATAAACCGATCAGCGATGAATACATCTATGCCTGTCAGAACATTGATGCAGCGTGGCAAGCTGTTCTGGATGCGGCAGAGCAGATCAGAATATTTGAGCAAAAAGAGAACAAATAAAGGAGGAAGAACAAATGATTGAAGATTGGCCGAGCATCCCAATAAGCGCGAGAGACTGGCCATACGTGCCAAGTAGCGAAATGGCAGATGGATTTCTGCTTGGGTACACGCGAGGGGCATTTGAAGCTGGAGGTCGGAACAACAATAAGATATTCCCTCCGCGCAAGATCCGTAAAGACGGCAGAGTGACCGTCGTGTTCTGGAAGGACGGAACGACTACTGCTGTCCGGTGCGGTGAGGGTGAAAAGTTCGACGATTACACTGCGTTCTGCGCGGCAATTGCCAAGCGGATTTGCGGCAGTAATTCTGCCATTAAGCGGATGCTGAAGGACACACCTGTCGAGATTCCTGAAGACTGGGCAATGAAGTCGGCAGCTGCGGCAATCGAGGATGCGTTCAGCAAAAACAAGATCCGCGAGTCGATGCTAGGCAAGAAAAAGAAGTGATAGGCCGTCATGACAAAGGATCAAATCAGCAAGTACGCCTTCATGAACGAGATGCCGGACGTTGAGATGTCTTGCCCGGAGCGTTGTCTGTGGTACGCATTGAAAGATGTGTACCGCAGATTTCAATCTGGTGATCTGACAAAAGCGCAAGGCGATGTGGAAAAGAAAAAGGCGTTTCGGCAGTATGAGATCGACGCAAGCAAACTGGAGGCAGCAAAGCGGATTGTTGCGCACGATGCAAACATGTGGGTAGAGATCGAGCTGGCTGGCAGCGCATATGGAATGAACAGAACGCTTGAGAATGCAGACGTTTTCTTCTCTGCTGTATATGGTGTGAAGCTAAAAGGCAAACCATCACAGACTGGCGGTGATGCGGTGTAGGATGACATGCAAATCGATCCAGCAGAAAGAAGGTGGTTAAGACGTGGACCAATTGCAAACAGCAGATGGCTTGAGCGCAGAGCCAAAGTTTGATTTGAAGACCGGGAAGAAGAATACGCCGTTGAAGAGCGTGGAGAACTTCCTTCTGGTCATGCGCAATGATCCATATTACAAGAACGTGCGCTTCAATGAGATGAGCGGTAGAGCAGAAATCCACAACGTCGTTGATGGTAAGATCAATATTGAGAAATGGACCGATACGTGGGAAGCTGCCAGCCGAGCGTACATTGAAAGCAAATACGGCATTTATGATGTCGGCAAGCACACAGACGCTCTGAGAATCCTGTTCGAAGAGCGCAAATATAACCCCGTGATTGAGCTGGTTGAAGGTGAAGAATGGGATGGGGAAGAGCGGTGTATTCACTTCTTGCACAAGTGGGCAAAGGTGGAAGACACCGCTTATACGCGAGAAGTATCGCGCCTGATCTTTGCGGGCGGTATCAACAGACTGTATGTTCCGGGAATCAAGTTCGATGATGTACCGATCCTGATTGGAACCCATCAAGGTGAAGGCAAGTCATCGCTGATCCGGTATCTGGCGATCCATGACGATTACTACGGTGAGGTCGCGCAGATGGATGGGCAGCAATCAATCGAGCAGCTGTCAGGAAAATGGATCTGCGAGATATCAGAACTGTTGGCACTGACAAAGACCAAAGAACAGGAAGCAGTCAAGGCATACATTACCCGTCAGGTGGATACGTACAGAAAACCATACGACAAGCAAGTAACCGATCTGCCGAGACGCTGTGTGTTCATAGGCAGTTCGAACGTGAGCAATCCGTTATCAGATAAGAGCGGTAATAGAAGGTGGTATCCAGTGTACGTCAACAGCGTAGGATACGACATTTTCGACCATGAACAGGAGATCCGTGACTATATCCGGCAGTGTTGGGCAGAGGCCAGCGTGAAGTTTAAGCGCGGTGAGATGCCGAACTTCGCCAACAGGGAATATGTGGATCTGTACCGGGAAGCACAAGAGAATGCTATGCAAGATGACTGGCGCGTCGGTGCGATCCTTGCGTTCTTGGAAACAAAATCCAGTGGAGAGTACACGTGTGTCCGTGAGTTGTGCCACAAAGCACTGTCACCGAACCCGGACTTCCCGAAAGATCCAAGCTTTGCAGAAAGCAAAGACATCGGTATGATCATGAATCGCCTGACTGACTGGGAGCCTTCAGGACGGCACAGGATTGAAGGGTACGGTCAGCAACGATCATGGAGGAAGAAAGAGAAGTCGTCCAGCGCGCCAGTGAACGTGGATGACTGGAGGAATCTAGAACTACCGTTCTGACAAACGCGCAGAACAGAACAATCAGAAAGGGGACTGAGTAACTATGGAAGGTCAGCAGTCAATGATGCCTATCGAAGACTTCATTCCTGAAGTCGTGCGAAAGCAAGGTTGGGCTGGCGGTCGGAATATCGCCAAATACAATCAGGAACAGAAACGGAACGCAGAGTATCTGTCCTTTGCCATCGAGAGTTGGGGGATCAAGCGCGTCGATACATCCGATCCAAAAGCGATTGAAGAACGGCTTGAGTGGTATTTTAAACGCTGCATCGACAACAACATGAAACCGACCATGTCCGGCATGGCAATGGCTCTTGGCGTGAGCAGACAGATCCTGTGGGACTGGCACAACGGGACCAGACGGCCAGAAAACTATGAGATCATCGACAGCGCCTACAACCTGATGGAACAGCTGTGGGAGATGTACATGATGAACGGACAGATCAACCCGGCCAGTGGTATCTTCCTTGGCAAGAACCACTTCGGTTACAAGGACGTTCAGGACATCGTTGTACAGCCCAAGAACTCGCTTGGCGATGAGGCAAGCGCAGAAGACATCGAGAAGAAATACGCAGAACTTCCGGACGAATAAGTCTGGCGGAGCGTTAATTATTTAACATGCTGAGGTAAAAAATATGCATAATGAGATTGACGTGGTAGAAGATCTGGAATTAGAAGAGGCTAACCAAACGTCAGAAAAAAATGCCGATGATGATCGGCGTGTCACGAATCCGGTAAAGGCAATCAGGAAGTACTGCTTGGAGTGCTGCCGATTCAATCCGAACGAAGTCAAGCTGTGCCCGGTAGAGAACTGCCAGCTGCATCCATTCCGGTTTGGGAAGAACCCGTACAGAACGACCAGAGTTATGACGGAAGAGCAGAAGGCAGCTGCGATTGCACGACTTGCAGAAGCAAGAGAACGGAAGGCCAAGAATTGACCGTTTCTGTACAGTGGTAGAGTAGAGCGGAGCGCAGAACGAATTCGTGCGTGTAATTTGTCATCTGGAAGCTTCCTTTGCTCGTTGCTATCTGGTAGTGTAGAAAATTGAGCAAAATAAAAAACCGCCCTACGGCCTCATTACGAGACTGTAGAGCGGTTCTGTTTTTATCATTCCTCATCTTCGGTCGGCGGCGTGTACACAAATCCTTCCTGTTCCATCAGAAGGCGAAGCGCTTTCTTGACGGTGGCTGCTTTTGGGTGTCCATCCAGATATGCAAGTATGTCTGCATCACCTTTGTTCATGAACTTGAACGTAATCTTTATGCTATTGTTCTTGTCCCACGTCTTCTTAGCTTCACTGTCTGGCATCTTTGTTTTCCCCTTTTTCGTACTCAGAATATGATCCATAATACCACTTTCCTTCCTCAATTGTCAATGTGAATTCGTGATGGCGATCAATTACTTGTCCTCGCTGTCCGGGATCTCGATCTCTTCGGCCTTTACCGTATCACACATTCCCATGGCGCAAGGGATCAGAACGGTTCCGTCGCCGTTGATACGAACGTCGATGAATCCTTCCTTGTCCGGCATCTCAATACCTTTGATGATGATTGCTTTCATTTGTTATCT